CAATACCCCAATACATGAGATTTCTTTTCCCATTTAACTGCATAACCATAAAGAGTTTTGTTACCATTTTCATCTTCACGGATTTCAATTTTCTGACTCGTCAGTTCCCTTAGTTCCGTTTTGTCCACTTGTCTCACCTCCTTTATCTCCTTTGTCGTTAACTAGAGCAGTATCCAAACGTCGAATTGGTTTATCACCATCTTCAATTGGACCTAAGTTCAAAACTGCTCTCCATTCATTAGGAGTCAATGAGCCTCTGTCTACCATTTGAACGAGATTTAACTTTGTGGACATAGAAGCATATTGCAAACTCGAAGCTTCAAAAATAATTTTGTTTCCATGTCCTCTTTCAGTACGTGAAAAAAGCTTCCTGGTGTATTCACCGGAAAGCTGCATGGCCAAAGGTTCTATTTCAGATTCATAATAGGCATTCCATTCGTCTTCTGAATACTTTGACTGAATGATTTTTTCATTTGTATTAAAGAAACTATAAATACGTTGAGTCGTTTCTTTCATTTGTTCGGCATTTGGTACATAACTCTTTGGTTCTACTTGTTCTAAATCATAACGTGGATCTGTATAAGCAGCTCCACCATTTGCTGCATTCTCAATAGACAAATAATTATTAGCAAACTCACTTACTTGTAACTCAACATCTTCTTTTTTGAGGACGCTCTTGAACTTTAGAATCCATTTAATGATTGCCCCGTTTTTTATGGCCTTAATTATCCCTTGGTCAGTGGTAGTTACGATATCCATAAGATTTGTTAGTGCTTTGCCTGGATGATCTCCAAATAAATCACTTTCATTGAAGTCCTTACGCAAGTGAATAATGTCACCATAGTAAATGGTCATGTTTTTCCCGTTGCGAAAGTAGAACTTGATGAATAAATCTCCCATTGGACCTTCCACAGCTTCAAGTGATACACAAGGTATTGGATAAATTTCTGTGGCATAACCAAATTCATCACGTTTGATCAAAGCAAAAGCGTTGTTATTAAGTTCTAATTGAGTGGCGAGTTTTTCTTGAAGCATTTGCCCAGTCATAAACGGGTTTGGTTCTTCTAATAGAAACCGAATACTCACATCTGGATTAATTTTAAATCCAGTCGCATTATCACGAATATGTTTTGCGACTAATTTCCCTACTGCCTTTGCTTTCGGTCGAATACACGAGCGAATAATATCACTTTCGTACATGTTTCCATTCCACAAAAAGAACCCGTTTGATGTGTCGCTTATTAGCTCATATCTTGTAGTGGTAGGAGGTGCTTTCTTTCCAAAAATACGATCAAATAATCCCAATTTCTCACCACCTTTCAAATTAAATCATGTTGAGGTAATCATTTTTCTTTTCTTGAAGAACTACATACGCATTTAATAACGCTGCAGTTCCGTCAATTCTTCGACGTTGGTTACTTGTTTTATTTGGTTGTATATTAAGGTTTTTATCTACATCAATAGCAGTGTTAGACAAGCACCATTTGTCGATAGGGTGATTGTTATAAATCACTTTCTTTGCTTCCAGATCGGCCCCCAGTAATTTCATGGGCATAGATAAGGTTTGTTTACCTTGAGCAATAGGAATCATTGACTCGTAGCCGAAATGTCCTTGCATCTCTTCTACCCAATACTTGGCTGACCATCTGTCATAACCAATCCAAGGTAAATAGATTCCATGTTCATCACGCATTTCCAAAAACCACTCAGTAACGAATTTTGCATGTACACTATTGCCTGGTGTGGTCCTCATTAAACCAGCTTCATACCACAAATCATAAGGAATCTTATCTTCCTTTGCTCGTTGCTCTAGTAAGTCCTCTGGCAACCAGTACATTTGCTTCACATATATCTTTTCATCGCCTGGCATCATAAAAATAACCTTAGCTGCCGTTAAGTCGGTGGTGCTCGATAAGTCGCAGCCGCCGATGCCGTAGCTAGGGTTTAATTCAGCCATATCAAATTTATGTTCATTAAGGATTTGTTCAAATGTTAACCATGCTTCACTTGATGTTTCTCTGATATTGAAGTCTTTTGTTAGTAAGTTTTTAACTAAAAGTGAATTTGCTTTAGCCTTATTTACTTTTGTCCCTAATTGGTCAATTTTCTTTATGCTACCTAAGCCTGGATTCGCTTTTTTCCACTTAGCCGGATCCGTCCACTCTTCACGCTTGTCCAATTCGTAAATGATTGGAAGGAAACGATCATCCTTATAACCGTCTGAATCATCAAACCCATTCAAAAGCATTTCAGCTTCATCGTATTTCATATCATAAACAGATTCTCTAATAGTACCGGCCGTGGTTATCATAAAGATCATCGGTTGTTCACGTGCTGATGTACCATCCACAATAACATCGTAAAGATTCTTATCTTTCCATGCGTGAATTTCGTCCATCATGGCTCCATGAACGTTCAAACCATCCAATGTTTCAGAATCAGACCCTAGAGGTTTAAATGAACTATCATTCCACTCAGATACAAGTTCTGATACTAAAGGTTTTATACGTTTTAGCAAGGATGGAGACTTTTTTACCATCCTTTTCGCCTCTAACCAAACTAATTTAGCCTGGTCTTTCTTTGTAGCCACAGCGTAAACCTCTGAACCCGGTTCTCCATCTGCTACTTGAAGGTATAGGCCGATTCCAGAAGCTATTGTAGATTTCCCATTTTTACGGGCAACGACAAGTAAGACTTCACGATATTTACGAGTGCCATCAATCTTGTGGACGAAACCAAAGGATGCAGCAATAAAAGCCTTTTGCCACAACTCAAGGTCTATAGGTTTACCGCCCCATTTACCTTTTGAATGTTTACAATAATTCTCTATGAATTCAATAGCATGATTGGCTCGTTTTGAACTGTATTCATAAATTGAATCTGTATCATAAATATCATCAACAAGCTTTTTATAAATCCGCCTTACCTTATATCCAACAACTTCTTCACCGGATTCGATTTTATTCCAGTATTCAATTATCGGATTATAAGCTAAAGGGTACTGTGCTCTTTTTGGGACTTTTTTCTTTTTCTTCATCGTTCATTCACGAAGTCGTCGAATCCATCATCCTCATCGTCGTTTGAAGGTATTTCTTTAGGTAAGAGATTTATCAATTTTTCATAAGCTGAGGTGTATCTATTGATCATCGTGTTATATGATTTTTGAGCAGGATTCTCAACCATCATTTTCTGTGAACCATTTTGGAATAAATAAGTCGGACCCTTTGTTTTAATGTTGTCTTCTAAGATTTCAAGAGTAATAGTCATGAATGCAACACGTTCAATTAATCTTTGAGAAACCTTCTTTTTTTCTTCTGATAAATCTTGCAAAATCTCATTAAATTTTTCTATTTCTTCCTTAATCAATTCATCTTGTCTTTTCTTGCTCAATTTCGCCATAAATTTGATACCCCCCCTCATGTGAAAAATGACCCGCGTATTCTCGGAACCTTGCCCATCGGTCTTTTGGCTGGTTAAAATTTTGAGATTGATAGGGGGGCTAGGCCTGTACTAAATCACCGTTGCTATCAAACTTTACACCTTCGACCGTAACACTCGTCATTGCATGATGTTCTCTGTTATGACAATCTTGGCAAAGAAGCTCAAGGTTATTGAAGTTAAGTGTTATGTCTGGGTCATTGATGTTATCAGGTGTGATGTACTTCTTGTGATGTACGATCTTACCTGGGTTGTCACATCGTTCGCACAAACCATGTCGATGAGTAAAGTAAGAAGCTCTACAATCTTTCCATGCTTTGGACTTATAAAACTTCTGAGCATAAGGTTTAATGATTCTCACCCCAAAATAAAAAGCACCTCATGATGAGATGCTTAGCTTTGTTTGCTATTCGCTTCTGCTATTAGTTTGGCTTGCTTCTTCATTCGTGCATCTGCATTCGCTCCATTAATAACGATCCATGCATGTATCACTCCTGGTAACCAGAAACAGATAGTTAATAAAAGATTAAGTAATGCTTGAAATGGTTTGCCTTTTAGTAATACTGCAACAGGTGGCAAGATAATAGCTAATAGATATAACATGATGATTCCCTCCTAAGAATAATGTACTATTTATTTATTCTCTATACGGAAGGAT